CATCTACGTTAACAACCACGTTTGCTCCTCCCATTGCATGATTTGGAATTATCGTTCCTGCGGAATCTGGTACGAATAATTCTGGGCCTCGTTCTCCAACAAGTGAAGCTCTTCCTTTAGGCGGTCTACCTCCATCAGCGTAATTAAGCATCGCTGTTCCTGAGAACGCTTGTTGTGTGCTAAAACTTGTACTTGTATTTGGAACAATATTGCCATAAGAACCTATCCCTGCTCCAAAAGCATTAGTAAACAAACTCAATATTCCTTTTTGCATTTGAGCCGCAGCAATTTGTGCTGCCATATCCAAGAAATGATCTGCAATCCGATTAAACATATTAGCAAATGCTTCTCGAACACTCATTGTTCCTTTAATTACTCCTTTAAATGATTCGCTAAAAGCACTACCTATTGCTTCTGCTGCTTGCGTCACCTGATAAGCACTATCATTTAATGTGATCAATTCTTTATCTACTTCCGTAAGAGCATCTCTCCATAACCTTGCTCCAAGTATTAGCTCACCTTGAGCAGCTATTAACTCTCTATATTGTTGGATCTCTTCTGGGGTAGGAGGTTTACCTAACTTATCTGTGTAGTCTTTTGTGTACTTCTGTACTGCCTGGCGAATCCTTAATTCTTCTCTCGCCTGATAACCTATTTGTTGTTGAATATCGTGTTGTTGTTGTAATTTTTTAGTCAAAATATCCTGAACATAAGCACGTTGTTTTGTTATTGCTGATTGATTAAGTATTTGTTTACTTTCTTTCTTTATTTCTTTCAACCTATTCCTAATAGCTTTGGCATCGAAGGGTTGTCCTTGAACTAATTCTTCCCCTGGAAGATTCCCTTTATACGTTGGCATTGGGCCAGAAGTCATAGCCCTCATATTCAACACTGCAACTCTCGTCTCCAATAAGGCTTTCTCTTCAGCCAACGCATCTTCTCCTATCTCTTTTAATGCTTTTTGTATATCTTTTGGACTTTCGCCTATTGTTTTTAATATCCCAGTCGCATTGACAAGTTTAGCTACAAAGGATTGCATCTTTAATCCTACTTTTGCGAAAGCTTCTGCTGCTTTCCTTGTGTCATCAGAGAACTCCTTCATCGCTGCAACTCCTTCAGCCCCTACTACTCCTTCTAATTGCTTCTGAGCAAAAGCAAAGGCAGCCGTTTTGCCTTCAGCTTCAGCCATCAAATCCATTAATTTGCCTGTCGCTGAACCAACTAAACCTAAAGATTCTTTTAGTTGGGAGAAATCTTTAGTGAAATCTCCTAAAGCATCTCCTGTCTTCTTTAAAGAACCAACTAATTTATCAAGCTGCGCTCCTACTTGCGTTCCAACTAAAGATAATCCAAAACCTAATCCTCCTCCTAACATCCCTCCTATTCCACCACCTAAACCACCACCAACCGAGGCTCCTAAACCTTGACCAAATAAAGCAGGAAAAGCTCCACCAATTAATGCGCTATTTAATCCTTCTTTCTTCCTTGCCGCCATGCCACCTGGCTGGTAGAACATACCTCCAGGCATACTGAACATCTGAGTCTTACGAGAAGGTTTAGGCCCATAGAAGTTTGCGTCTCCTTCTCTTGCGCTGACACCTTTAATATCAAACGGGTTTGTATTTAAAGCCTGATTCATTTGCTGAATCCTGACTGTTGTTTCTCTATATTCTTGACTTGTTTTATCTAATTGAACTTGTAATCCTCGAAGCAAATTAATATAAGAATTAATAGCTTTTTCAGTATTCCCTGGATCAAATCGTAAAAGTTCACTAATACCCCTGCCTCTACCAAAAGATAAACCTCCTCCACCTTGAAACATCATGCTATAAGCTCTTGCTGTCCTATTGGCTGCTTTAGTTAAAGCTTCTAAATCTTTAAATTGTTTAGTAAAATCTACCTTTGTTATTGAGTCAGAAATAATATTTTTTTGTGGCCCTCCTTTAACTGCTGCTTTTAACGCATAAAGTTGTTTTATGTACTCGTCTAATTGACGACTACTTTTCATTATTGTGTTACTACTTTGCTGGAAAGCTTTTGTTTCGTCTAATTGATTTTTTATAGAAACTTGTCTTGCTTCTTTTGCTGCTTTTAACTCTGCTCTATTTTCTCTAATTGCTTTATTATTATCTTTTATTGCTTTTTTATTTTTTACAAAAATTTCCGTAAAAGCTTTTAAAACTGTTGCTGTAACTTTAACGCCTGCACCAAAGCCAGCTACTGTTGCAGTTAAAGCATTTTGTTCGGCTTTTATCTTTTTATTTTGTTCGTTTAAACTTTTTAATTTAGATTGAGTTGCATCTACTTGTTTTTCTAAATTTTTAAATTGATCAAAAAGCTTCTTTATCTCAGCTCCACCATTGCTACTAACTTTTAAATTTATGCCATAATCACTCATCGAATCGACCCATTACAATATCTTTCCATAATACCTCTATCTTTGAACTCTAGTCGATTTTGATTGAGATCTCATCTTTTCTTCTTCTTCGTTTTTTACTTCATAAAAAGCAGCCCATCCTATTAATTCTTCTACTGTCAATTTCTTAGTTAATTCCGAAACAGTCATCCCTAACTCTTTCGCTAACGCAAACATGAAATACCAGTCACTATTTGCTTTTCAAGTCTGTCTTCGCTTCCTCCACCTTGTTCTCTTGACCTGAAGCCATCATTGCAAGTTGAATTTCTTGTAAAACACCTGCGTTGATTTCTCTTCTTAATGTGGCACGATGTCCATCTTGAAATAATTTCTTACCATTTTCATCTATTGCTTTTTCAATCATAAGGTTCAAAGCAAATTCATTTCCAAGCTGGTCGTCTCCAGTCTTTGTCATTATTGATTCTCTTTCAGCAATCGTTAATGGATGCCAATAAATACTTAAAAGCACTTCACCATCAACTATTACATCGTGCTTATATTTTTGACTTACACCAAATTTGTTTTTAAGAAGTTCAATTGCTTCCATGTAAAGATCTTATACTATTAGTATAATACTATACGTTTGCTGTAAATTGACAAGAGATGACCCCTACAAAGTGAGATCTATCTTCAATTTCCAATACAGATGGCCCTACAATGTCTCTTGTCTTAGGGCTACATTTGAAAGTATCAACGTAAGTTGAACTGTTAACAGAAGTAAAACCATTGATTACTGATTCTCCAATGCTAGATAAATCAGCAGTCCCATTGCCTTTCGGGACGTAAATATTACATTGAGCAACACCTAAATAATAATCAGAGGAGTCTCCTTGGTTTTGTAATGTTGCTTGAGCAAAGTTAACTGTCATTGTTATATATTTAACGGTTTTACCTGGAGTTGTATAAGAAATATTGTCATAAATCATCTTTACTTTTGGATTAACAGCTAGAACTTCGTCAGTTACAGCTTTTTCTAGTGCGGCCCTAACATTTACAAGTGTCATAATTAAAACTCCGTATAACGAATATACTCTTTTCCAGAAGTTTTACCAAAAGATCCTATACCAACATCGCCAGCAACAAATGTTCTTCCTTTGTCACCCATTGTTTCTTTTATTAATTGACCTATTTCCCCTTGCATAAAAAGTTGAACCTTTCCTGATTCTAAAGCATACAAAGAATATTGTGCTTTATTACCAATATAAACACTTCTTTTAATGTCAAATTTACGTTTTATCTCAAATCTTGGTTCAACTTTTGCCAATGATTTTGATAATGCTTTCCTTTCTCTAGTCGTTCTTCCAGCATTAATTTGTTTTTTAATAACAGACCAAGGTTGATATTTTTCTACTTTGTCTGTTGGCTTTATAGGAACACCTTGAGCTTTCCAGCTAGAAGCAAAGAAACCCGTATAAACTGGACTTCTTTTTTTTGTAGAAAGCCTTCTTATTACTTTTCTGATTAAAGCATTATAGTCTCTATTTAATTTAAATTCAAGATCTCCAGCAACCTTGTCAGCCGAAAAAATTGAATTTTTAGCCATTAGAATTTCACCCGAATCGTATGTAAATAAACTTGCCCACCTTTCTTAGTTTCTATATCCGTAATCTGAGTAACTCTATTTTCTCCTGCATAACTTAATGTTATTTCATCTTCAAACGTAGGTTGATGATCTCCTATTAAATCAGGTGTTATATATAACTTTGCTGATCTTAATTCTCTACTATCAACCTGTTCTGTCGCTATAAATTCGATTGGTACTTTTATATCCGAATAGCTAGTTGTTGTAATTAACTGTTTTCCTGCGGCTACGTTATAACTGCCTTTGGAATTAACAGAATAGGTAATCGTAGTGTCTAAAGCCGTACCAAGATCAGATACAACCTGCTTGGCAATTGCTTTAAATGCTGTGTCTAATGCTCCTGCCATGATTAACCTCTAACTACCCGAACTTGATA